TCGCAAATCTTTTAATTGGCATGAAAGAACTATATGAAATGCGGTTTGATAGATTATGGGAAACCTTTTTATCGTCACATGAATTAGACGAGTATAATAAATGAAAGTAGCTATATTAAATGACACCCACTGTGGTGTACGTAACTCCTCTGACATCTTTTTAAAGTACCAAGAACGTTTCTATTCAAAAATATTCTTTCCTTATTTAAAAGAACATAACATTAAAAACATACTACATCTAGGTGATTATTATGAGCATCGTAAATTTGTCAATTTTAAAGCACTTAATCAGAATCGTAAAGTTTTCTTGGAACCTCTTCGGGATAATGATATTACTATGGATATTATTCCTGGGAATCACGATGTGTTTTATAAAAATACTAATGAGTTGTGTAGCCTCAAAGAGCTGCTCGGATATTTTACTTCCAATGTTAATATCATTATGAAGCCAACTGTTCTAGACTATGATGGTCTAGGAGTAGCGGTTGTTCCATGGATTAATAATGCAAACTATAAAGAATATACCGACTTTATTGCTAATTGTAAAGCTCCAATGCTAGGTGCTCATCTTGAGTTACTTGGATTTGATATGTACAAAGGTATGCCTAATCCACATGGTATGACAGCAGATCTATTTAAACGATTTGAAATGGTGATGTCAGGCCACTTCCATACTAAGTCAAGCAAAGGTAATGTTCACTATCTTGGTTCTCAAATGGAGTTTACTTGGAGTGATGTTAATGATCCAAAGTTCTTCCATATACTTGATACTGAAACAAGAGAACTCACCCCCGTACGCAATCCTATTACAATGTTTGAAAAAATTGTGTACAATGACGAGAAAATAGATTATAATAATATAGATGTAGAGCAATATAAACACAAGTTTATTAAAGTACTAGTTGTCAATAAGACTGACTTGTACCAGTTTGATAAGTTTATTGATAGACTACAGAATGTAGAAACTTATGAATTAAAGATAGCAGAAAACTTCGAAGAGTTTCTCGGTGAAAGCGTAGATGATGAGAAGGTTAATCTCGAAGATACTAAGGATCTACTTGATACATACGTCGATGCAGTTGAGACTGATCTAGATAAAGATCATATTAAATTAAAGCTAAGGGAGTTATATACCGAAGCACAAAATCTTGAGGTAGTATAGTATGATGATAAAAGACTATGAAAAGGTAGTAGCCGATATGAATAAACAATTATACACAGCGTATGGTAAAATTGTAGAAATGGAAGAACGTATCGCTAATCTGAAAGAAACTAATGCAAAACTTTGTCAGCAGGTTCGTGATTATCAGGAACGAGAAGAAAGAAGAGGATAAACATTGATACATTTTAAGGCATGTAGATGGAAAAACTTTCTTTCTACTGGCAATGAATTTACTGAAATACAATTTGATAGAAGTCCAACAACACTTATCGTAGGCCAAAATGGTGCAGGTAAATCTACTTTACTTGATGCACTATCCTTTGGCCTCTTTGGCAAACCACATCGTGATATTAAGAAAGATCAGATGATTAATTCTATTAATAAGAAGCATTGTGTGGTTGAAGTAGAGTTTAAGATTGGTTCATCTGAGTTTCGTATCTTTCGAGGTATTAAGCCTGGTAAGTTTGAAATTTATCAAAATGGTAATCTAATTAATCAATCATCAAGTGCTCGTGATTATCAGAAGTTCTTAGAGCAAAACATTCTAAAGCTGAATCATAAATCATTCCACCAGGTGGTTGTACTTGGTTCGAGTTCCTTTATTCCATTTATGCAACTACCATCTCATTCGCGTAGAGAGGTGATTGAAGACTTACTTGATATTAATATCTTTAGTAAGATGAATGGCCTACTCAAAGAGCGTAATGGTAAGATACGAGAAGAGATTAATGATCTATCACATCAAGTAGAGTTAGTAACTTCAAAGATACAAACACAAATAAAGTATATCAAGAATCTTGAATCTTTAAATGAAGATCAGATTGGTGGTAAACGTAAAACAATACGTGAGCATAAGAAGCGTATTAATGAAATCTTCGAAGAGTCTAAAGCATTAGGTGAAGGTCTTAGTGTACTTACACAGGAAACAGAATCAAGACATGATAAGATCCTTGGTGAAACAACTAAGCTAGAATCGTTTGACTTACAGTTTGATTCGAATATTAAAGACCTTGTAAAGGAATCTAAGTTCTACGAAGATAACGATCAGTGTCCTACATGTGATCAAGAAATAACACAAGAAAAGAAAACACAAAAGCTTGAAGAAGTAAAAGAGAAAGCAAAGGCTATTCAAGATGGTAAGACTAAACTTCATAGTAAACTAAAAGATTTAAATCAATCATACAATGAAGTACGTAAAACCCTTGATGAACTAAAGGCAAAACAGCAAACAATCCTATCTAATAACGAAAAGATTAATGTATTCCAGAAAGAAATCGATAAGACTCAAAAGGAAATCAATTCGCTATCTGGGCAGAGTGGTGATCTAAAGAATGCAAAGGACGAACTAGAAACATTACATGGTTCAAAAGATTCAGTTAACGAACGTAAGCTAGCATTCCTTGAGGAAAGAACATACAATGAAGTAATTGGTGAAATGCTAAAAGATACTGGTATCAAAACCAAAGTAATCAAACAGTATCTACCTGTAATGAATAAGCTTATTAATCAGTATCTACAGGTACTGGATTTCTTTGTGGCATTCCATTTAGATGAAAGCTTTAATGAGACAATCAAGTCTAGACATCGCGATACATTTAACTATTCATCATTCTCTGAAGGCGAAAAGCAACGTATCGATTTGTCTCTACTATTTACATGGCGTCAAGTTGCTAAGATGAAAAACTCTGCAGCTACTAATCTATTGATTCTTGATGAAACATTCGATAGCAGTCTCGATGTAGATGGTGTAGATTCTCTTACGAAGATTCTAGATACTCTCGAAGATGGCTCAAATGTCTTTATCATTTCGCACAAAGGAGACGTTCTCGAAAACAAATTCAGATCTAAGATCGAGTTTATTAAGGAAAGAAACTTTTCTAAAATAAAGTAGTGTGACTATTATTTCGAAACGGGTCACACTTTTTACAAAAAAACTGTTTACTCAGCCTCGATACTGTGGTATAATATAACCATATTATCAAGGAGCATATACATGCATCAAGTTAATCCTCTTCTAGCAAAGCTACTAGCAAAAGAAAACCTTTCCGTAGAACACGGTAATTACAAGACCGCTTGGTTCGACGTAAAGAATCGTGTACTTGGTCTTCCTATTTGGAAGGATCACGGTAAAGACGTTTATGATCTATTGGTTGGTCATGAAGTTGGTCATGCTTTATACACTCCCTACGAAGGCATTCACAGCTCTAATGAAGAGATCAAGGGTTGTCCTCGTGACTACATCAACGTAGTCGAAGATGCTCGTATTGAAAGAAAGATTCGTGAAACATATCCTGGTCTTATTCGTACCTTTAAAACTGGTTACAAGAAGTTGTTTGATTCTGGTTTATTTGGTGACGATATTGCTGATCGTGTAAACACTCTTAAGCTAATTGATAAGATTAATCTAAAAGCTAAGCTTGCTGATCTAATTGATATTGACTTCAATGATGAAGAAATGCAGCTATATTACGAAACAATGAATACTCAAACGTTCTCTGATGTTTGTGTGGTTGTAAAGAAAATCCTTGCATACACTCAGGAACAAAACGAAAAAGAAGGTGAAGACCAATACTCACCAAACGAAGATGATCAGCCAATGGAATCATCTGACGAAGACAATAACAACGATGATTCACAACCTGATCAGGGCGAAGAAAGCGATGATGAAGAAGGTGAATACAGTGAAGAGGCATCTAATAATGATGAGGAACTTGTTGAAGAAGAAAATGAGGAAAGCAAGACTAAAATCGTCTCGCTTGAACCAGAGCATAATGATGAAGAGTTCTCAGAAACAGATCAAATCTTCAGATCAAACGAAGAGAAGCTTCTAGACGTAAACGAAAACGGTACTCAAACTTTGTTTATCAATGATTACAATCAGAAGCAAAGAGACGAAATGGTTATTCCTTATGCTAAGCTTGCGGAATCAAGAGCTGAAACAATTGGTCAGCCAAGTAACAATTGGAAAGAACTAGAAGCCAGATACGAAGTTCGTATGCATTGTAACAAATACATCAAGGAAGTAAAGAAAGCAGTACAGCCTGCAGTAAAAGAGTTCGAAATGAAGAAGGCTGCTTTTCAATGGCAACGTGCTTCAGAAGCAAAGACTGGTTCTATCAATGTTGACAAGCTACATTCATACAAATACAACGAAGACATCTTTGCTCGAGTAACTAACATGGCTGATGCTAAGAATCACGGTCTAATGCTTCTAGTTGATTACTCTGGTTCTATGTACGATGTCATTGGTAACGTTATCCAGCAGACAATGCACATGGTGGCATTCTGTAAAGCAGTCAATATCCCTTTCAAGGTTTATGCATTTACTACCACATCAGACTACATTAGTATTCAGAATAGTGCAATGGATGCCGATGAGTTGGCAATGGTTGAGCTTATTAGTTCTGATCTTAAAAAGAAAGACTATGAAGAAGCAATGTACAATCTAGCTCTTCGTGTTTTCACTAAAGGTTTGATTGACTATGGTAATGATCACCACAGAGAGTACATTTTCAATTACAAGCTATACACTTCAAAATATGAAGAGTTTGGTTCTACTCCACTTAATCAGGCTTTGATGGTTTCGAATGATTTAGTTAAAAAGTTCATTAAGAAAAATGCTATTCAAAAGTTTAACTTCGTAACGATTACTGATGGTGATGCTAACCGTGTTCACACTTGGAGATCACAAGACAATCCTAACGATATGCCAATCGCAACAACATACAGCAATGGTGGTGCAGTAATTGTAAAAGTTGGTAACAAGGCTATCAAAACCAACTCCGGTCGCAAATTAACTGAATCACTTATGAACAATATACGTGAAACCTACAATGCAAACACAATGGGTTTCTTCATTGCTGATCGATCAGCCGAGTTTAACTATCGTTGTGTTGGTGCTGCTATGAACAATGGTGATAAAGATTGGGTTGATCAAACTGCAGTTAAAAAAGCAGCTGGAAAGGAATACAGAAAAAACAAATGTGTTGAGTTTAAAGACGTGTTTGGCTACAATTCTTACTTCATGCTTAAAGGCGGTAGAAAAGACCTAGACACAACTAACGAAGAGTTTAATCCAACAACCAATAAGTCGATTGGTAACGACTTTAAGAAGTTTTCTAAATCTAAGAAAACAAACAAAGTGCTTATGCAAAAGATAGGAGCGGCAGTAGCCTAACTAAAAGTTATAAGCATATAACAAAATAATCTAAAAAAAGTGTGTACATATACATCTGGCTGTGGTATAATAGCCATATAAATTAATGAAACAGGACCTATATTATGAAGATTTCAACTTTGAACATCCTGAAAACTCTGGCTAATAATTATCCAGATACTACTGTTTTCCGTAAGAATGTTATCGAGTCAACTGCTCGTGACATGGGTTATACCGGAAAAGATTTTGTTCCATTACTTACTCCTGAATCACGTGTGAAAATCGGTTCATACGATCTTTCGGCAGTACTTCCAAAACCAGAACCAGTTGCTGAGGTACCGCAATCAAATGCTGTACTAGGCATGGTAGCTTCGGTTACAAACTCTGAGAAAACTTTTGTTGATGTAGATCCTACATTTGTTCCATGGGGTTCTTTCAAAGACGTTACTCAAATTCTTAAGTCTGAAATGTTCTTTCCAGTTTACATCTCTGGTCTTTCAGGTAACGGTAAAACGTTCATGGTTGAACAGGCTTGTGCTAAACTGAAACGAGAAGTTATTCGTGTTCAGATCAACCCTGAAACAGATGAAGATGATTTGATCGGTGGTTTCCGTCTTGTCAATGGTGAAACTGTTTTCGCCAAAGGTCCAGTTTTGAAAGCAATGGAATCTGGTTCGATTCTTCTTCTTGATGAAATCGATCGTGCTACAAACAAGATTATGTGTCTTCAAGGTATTCTTGAAGGTAAGCCAGTTCTAGTGAAGAAGACAGGTGATATTGTCAAACCTGCTCCTGGCTTCAACGTGATTGCTACTGCAAACACAAAAGGTAAAGGATCTGAAGATGGTCGCTTTACTGCAGCTTCGATTATTGATGATGCTTTCCTTGAGCGTTTCAATATCTCTATTGATCAGAAGTTTCCTTCGAAGTCTATTGAAGAGAAAATCCTGACTCGTCATTTCGAAAAGTTCAATACTAAGTCTCATATGAGTCATGGTGATGCGAACTTCATCGAGAATCTGGTCAACTGGGCTGATATCATTCGTAAAACATTCTATGATGATGGCATTGATGAGGTAATCTCAACTCGTCGTTTGTGTCACATCATGCAAACCTTTACTATCTTTCAAGATAAGTCAAAGGCTATTGATCTTTGTATCTCACGTTTTGATGATGATACAAAGGAAGCATTCCTAGATCTCTACACTAAAGTAGATTCTGGCGTCGAACTTAATACACAGGAGGATTAATGAAGTACAAGTTTAATGAAGGTGCTCTCATCGAGGAGTTTAAGCAATACATAGACTCCACTTATGAGGGCCATTATTGCCAAGGAGGATTTCAATCCTCCGAGGTGATTGTAGATCGCGGGCATGGTCTCGGATTTTTCTTAGGTAACGTTGATAAGTACAATGCTCGTTACGGCAAGAAAGGTAATCCGGAAGATCATCGGAAAGATTTGATGAAGGTATTGCATTATGCTTTACTTGCACTTAATGAACACGATAGGTTAAATAGCAGTGTACATTTTCACTAAACTGTGTTATAATATAATATCTAAAACAGGAGAAACAGTATGACAGTAAGTATTTCAAACGATACTTTATCTGTGCTCAGAAACTTTTCCAACATTAATCCTAATGTTGTGCTAAAGCCAGGGCAGGAGGTCAAGACAATATCCGAAGCAAAGAACATTCTTGCTGTAGCTGATATCGTCGAAGACTTTCCAGCAGAAATGGGTATCTATGATCTTAATGAATTTTTATCAGTCGTGAATCTGGTAAATGATCCGGAGCTCAACTTTGGCGATAACTATGTTGATGTTGTTGGTGGTAACTCAAAGGTTAAGTATTTCTTTTCCGATTCCAGTATTCTTACCACACCTCAGAAAGATATCACAATGCCAGAATGTGAAGTGACGGTATCACTTACTAGTGAAACACTATCACAAATCCGAAAAGCAGCATC